GGCCAGCCATGATTTCCTACAGCCCACCCCCTCAGGCCATCCCACCCACCCAAGCTGGGATCATCGCCGTCCAGGCTGCAGCCACAAGCCTCTGCCTTGCCTTTGATGGGCGCCTTCCTGCCTCCCAGCTGCAGGACGGCCTCGATCAGGGTCTTGCCTCTGTTGGCCTGAAACCTGTCCCGCCGCACCAAATTGTGGTAGTATGGGGACTGGCCACCCAACTGGTCCAAGATCCGAGAGTTTGTCCTTTACTTCTGAAGCCATGATCCTATCCAATGAACAAGTTGACGTGGAGCTGGATAGATTCCGGCCTCCGGATGTCCCTGCGCTGACAGATTCTGCCAAGTTGGTCGTCGATAGGCTCAAGAAACGCTACCCTGACATCACACCTCAGACAGCTGCCAATTCTCTACGAGCTGCTGCGGATGTCCTGGACAGCCTGCAAGACTTTGAGGCGCTGTTGACCCTGGCTGACGAACTCGATCCTCCCACCACCTGAATGGCCACTCCCTTTGCCTCCCAGTTCATCACTCGCCTCCAGGCCCTGGTGGATGAGCACGGGGATCTCCCCATCCAGGTGATAGATGCCGACACCGGATGGATGCTCGATCCGGGCCTCATTGGGCCCCGTCCTGGGTTCTACCCTCAAGGCTTCGAGATCACCACCGAATACGACAACGACCCTGAAGGCAGCTTCTGACACATGGCCACTCCCGCCCAGATCCAACGGCAGTTTCAACGAGAACTTCAGGCCCACCAGGAGGGGGTCCAGCGCCTCCACCTGGCCACTTCCAAGGCCGAAGCACGCCAGTATGCCTCCAGCTCTATCTACGGGCAGAAACTCGTCGACCAGGGGCTGGGGGCCGCCATCCAGGCCATCGAATCAAAACGCTCCAGGATCGCAGCAGGATCCACCGGAGAGTACGCGGCCCACGTCGCGCTCCTCGAGGGTGTGCCTTCTTCGACCCTGGCTCTGATCGTCCTCAAGACCACCATCGATCTGGTCTTCGAGAAACGCAATCGCTTCACCCTCGGCACCCCCTACGCCAGCGTGGTGCATGCCATCGGCTCGCGGGCCTACGATGAGTGCCTCCTGAGCCAATTCTCACAAGCCCAGCCTGAGGCCTACCGTGACACCAGGATCCATCGATCCAAGGGCTACGGATACCGGGTGGCCAAGTACCGGGCCACCATGCGGCGCATCTCCCACGAGGCCATCCGCTGGCCGGTTGGGCATAGGGTCAAGATCGGGGCTTGGCTCCTCGATAGGCTATGCTGCGCTACCGGCTGGTTCCATTCGGAAGTGGTGCAGGCCAGTGGCCGCAATAAGCTCACCGTGCTGCGACCTGACCCCCTGGTCACCAAGACCATCGAGGCCATGCTGCAGGCCGCGGAGAGGGTCTCAGCCTGCTGCTGGCCCATGCTGTGCGAGCCCAATCCCTGGGAGCCCGATCTGGAGGCCACTCCGGGCGGCTACCTGACCTCCGAGCTGCGATCTGGAACCCGATCCTGGCTCATCCGAGGAGTCAGTCATGCCAAGGTGTCTCGAAGCTTTCCAGTTAAAGAGGGAAGGCGCGAAACCGCGACCCCCCTGGGTAACGGTGAGGGGTCGGGAGACCCCATCTCCCAGACAGCTCTCCTAGCTGAGCCAGCTCTCATAGATATCCCTCCTGAACACGTCACCAATCCGGGGTCACCAAGTCTCCAGATTCCTGTCAACTTCCTGAACACCCTCCAAAGGGTGGCCTACCAGATCAACCTAACCATCCTGGAGGTCGCTCTCAGGTGTCAGGAGGCTCGGGTGTCGATCGGATCCTTCCGGCAGTCCGACCCCCTGCCCCTGCCTCACAAACCAGATCCATGGGAGACAGCCTCCGAAGAGGAGAAGGAGGCCTACAAGAGGGGTCGAGTCGAGGTCGAGGAGGAGAACTCCCTCCTGGCCCAGCGCAACTACCAGACCGCCGAGACCATCTACATCGCCAAGATGTACCAGGACGAGGAGGCCTTCTTCTTCCCGTGGTCCTTCGACTTCCGTGGTCGGGTCTATCCCCTCGCCAACCACCTCAACCCACAGGGAACCGACTTTGCCCGCTCCCTCCTGGTGTCAGCCTACTCTGGGCCGGCCGATCGGGAGTGGCTGGGCTTCCAGGTGGCCACCACCTTCGGCCTGGGAAAGGAGACCATGCTGGAGCGACAGCGATGGGTCGAGGATAACCGAGGCCTGATCGCCGGAGTTGCCCGGGACCCCATGGGCACCATCTCAACATGGCAGGGGGCCGACGAGCCCTGGCAGTTCCTGGCCGCCTGCATCGAGTTTGATGCCTGCTTCATCAGCTGCACGCGATCCTGGTCCAACCTCCTGGTTGGCTTCGATGCCACCTGTTCCGGCCTTCAGCACCTCTCGGCCCTCACCCGAGACCGCAGGGCTGCAGAGCTGGTCAACGTGGCTCCCACACCCAAGCCTGCTGACGCCTACAAGACCGTGGCCGAAGCATCGAAGAAGTACCTGCTAGAAGAGTTTCACCACCAGATCACCCGCAAGCTCACCAAACGGGTCGTGATGTGTCTCCCCTATGGGCTCACCCAGAGCTCAGCCCGGGACTACCTCCGACAGGCCCTCCCAAAGGGCCACGGGATCCCATTGCCTGACCTGGTGAATGCGGTCTACCACAAGGCCATCCCGGAGGTCCTTCCTGGCCCCATGCGGGCCCGGGAGTGGATCCAGAAGGCTGTCAACCAGGTCTCCCATGACACCGGCCGCCCAGTAGCCTTCACAAGCCCCTCCGGCTTCCCCGTGATCCTAGACAAGAGGGTCTACCCCACCGAGCTGGTCGACACCAAGCTCCTAGGCCGCCGCATCCGGGTGACCGTGGCGGACTTCGACTCCACCACCGCTCCCCTCAACAACCGCAAGATCACCATCGGCTCAGTACCAAACCTGATCCATGCCTTCGATGCGGCCCTGCTGCACCTTGCCTTCGAGAAGTGGGAGCGTCCTATAGCCCTTGTCCACGACTGCATCAGCACCCTGTCGTGCGATGTGGCCTGGACCATGGCCCACATCCGCGAGATCTTTGCTACGATGTACGAGGAAGATCAACTGGGCCGATGGGCCGATCAGCTCGGCGTCCCTGTGGACCCTGATGTCATGATCAACACCCTCGCTCCTGCTGAGATTCGACACTCCCCCTACCTGTTCTGCTAAGAATGTCCTCCCGTAAACAAGATTCTGCCCGACTCTCTGAGCTGGCACAACAACTCCACAGCATCGCCGGAGGAGGCGTCCGGATGGTCGGCCTTCTCGAGCAGCTAAACAATGCCCTCGGCGTGCTCTCTTCGAAGGTGCAAATGTTGGAGGAAGCCAACGACGACCTTGAGCGGAGACTGTTAGCACTGGAGGGCCCTAGGGTCTCCCCACCTCCCTTCGATTACCTGCCCCCTATCTGAGGCACGGGGCTGACCAGCCGCCCCACCCAAGGCCCTTCGGTCACTGGATTCCATCCCATCTCTTCATCCTCCCTTCACAAGCCAAATGGCACTCAACAAGCGTGACCAAGCCAAGGTAGACACCTACGACTTCCACGACCCTAAGCCTGTTGACCTGTACGAACCTCGCACCATCGGCGTGATTACCATCTTCCGATATGGCATCAACAATGCTGGAGACGGTCTCAAGCGCATCGGCACCAATTACAAGGTCCGCTTCGAGCGGGCCCAGACGGATGAAGCCGTCAAGGTTGCCAGGCGTACCGTCAAGGCCCTCAACGCTGGTGACTTCATGGAACGCCCTGTGATCACCATCTCCAATGGCCGTCCCCGTGGTCGTCAGAAGGCGGCCGTATGAACAGCATCAGCACACTATTGACGGTTCTGTTCGTTGGCCTCAAGCTCACTGGTCATATTTCTTGGCCGTGGCTCTGGGTGCTGGCTCCAACTTGGATCCCCGCTGGCATTACTTTGGGCATGATACTAATTGCGGTCATTCTCAAGGGCTAACTCAAGGGTTAATCCTTCCACACCACGTCCCTCGGGGGGTCCTGTGCTCCCCTATCCCCCACAAACTATGGCTTCCTTCGAGGAGATTGCCTCTCTGGCCTCCGACATCAACACCGCGCTGGGCACCACCATCAATCCTGATGCCCTCGAGCACATCATCGCGATTCACCTGGTGGATGACTACCCTGATGTCCCAATCCAGGAAGTCAAGGAGCAGGTCTTCGACGCTATCCTCCTTTCTGACGCCCTGGTGGCTGCTCAGGATGGTGAAAGCATCGAGACCATCGAAGCCGAGGTATCCCAGACCGCTGAAAAGCTGGGGGTGGAAGCGTGAGTATTTCTGCTACGTTCTTCACCCCGCTTAATGCAGTAGCCCAGGCATCCTTTGGGGTTTCTCCCACGGCAGAATACCTGGACACAACCTTTACCGAGAACTTTGACATCGACCTCGACGGAGATCCCAACTCCATCGACGATCTGACTGAGTTCTTCGAACCATTTTTCAACACCATTCGCCTTCAGCACTCCAATGAGTCTTAAACATACCGACTTCGTCCTCACCACCAGACTCGAGGGCTTCATCTCCCTCAAACCCTCCGGCAAGTACAATAATTGCCGCATTGGGTTTACTCTGAGCGACGAGGAGTTCGATAAATTCGAGGCTGAATACACCAAAGCCATCGAGGCCGGAACCGCTGAGATCATCAGCAAATACCCCGGATCCCGGGTAAGTGTTGAAGCACAGCCCTGGGGTGAAGATGGCTGCATCAAATACTCATATGGCAACCCGGATCCTGGTCCTGAGGATTCCAAGAAGCCCGACTTCCTGTGGGTCCACGGGCCGGATAATCTTCCCTTCGACCTCTCAACGACTGTCTATGAGGGAAGTACGGTTCAGCTGGCCATCCGCCTTAAGCCCTACGTCTTCGGCAAGAAGGTAGGCCTTAGCCTACGAGTTCGTGCAGGCAAGATCATCAGCGTGGTCTCCAAGGGCCAGGCACCTCCGCCTGTGACCAAGGACGAGGCTGCCTCCCTGTTTGGCGCTGGCCCAGTGCTCGAACCTGAAGCCAACGACGACATTCCGTTCTGACGCTTATGCCGACCTTCCGATCGAAGCTCGAGGCTGCAGTCTGGGCCTCGATCGAGGAGGTCCAGCCGGGCGCTAAGTTCGAAAGCCTCAAGCTGCCTTACACCCTCGCCCACACTTACACCCCAGACATCATTCTGCCCAGCGGGATAATCCTGGAGGTCAAGGGGAAGTTCATCCAGAAGGGTCAGGATTGTCGGCCAAAAATGCTGGCAGTCAAGAAGGCATTTCCTGACCTCGACATCCGCTTCGTCCTTCAAAACCCAGGAGCACCGGCTGCCCCTCGGGCCAAGATGACACACTCTGAGTGGTGTGATAAGAATGGCTTTAAGTGGTGCTACTACAAAACTATCCCCCCTGAATGGCTCCTCTAATGGCCTCATCCAGACGAATCAACAATCCCACAACTGAACTGACTCTGTCCGCCTCTGAGGCCTCCTGGCTAAAGGCTGTCCTCCAGAATCCCCTGGAGCGACCCCTTGAACCTGACGAGGAGGATCCTTTCAACAAGAAGATGCGCCTATCGATCTTTGACTGCCTGTCGTTTAGCTGAATGGCTCCTTTGAACCACTCCGAACAAGACTCTGAGTTTGTCAGGCACCTCCCGTGCCCTAGCTGTGGGAGCTCCGATGCAAACTCCCTTTACACCGACGGGCATGAGCACTGCTTTACCTGCAACCGACACACCGGACCCAACGGGGAAGTCGGGAAAACGGCACAGGCTCCTGCAGTCGATCTTCCTGGAGAGATTACGGCCCTCAGATCAAGAGGCCTTACTGCAGAGACTTGTCGCAAGTTTGGCGTCCGTCTCGATGCCACCAAGAAACGTATCATTC